TTGTAGATGCCTTCGTCATTAGCTGCCCAGAGCCTATCTTCAGAACCATCGTCCTTGCTGCCACTGTAAGGAATGAGTGTCTGTACATCGTTCCCAGCCATACCGTTCGCATACTCGTTGTGTCCAGGGCGAACCTTTAGCCCAGCCGGAGCAGGGTCAATGTTGATCGCCACGATACAGTCCCGAGGCTCCATGCCATACAGATTGACAATAGAGTTGATGCCGCCTGTTGGAGCCGGCATCGTGGTGGGCCTGGACGTCTGCTGTTGAGCTTGGAGCACTATGGCCCTCCGTAATTCGTGTTAGGAATGTTACGGAAGTCAAGGTAATGAATACCAGTAGCCCGAGCACCAACCGAAAGGATGGGCGCTCCCTTGTTGTTCCCCGTAGCTTGCATGAACGCTTTCTCAAATGCGCCCAGAGCTGACTGCGTGGCGAACCCCTTGGCATCAAGGAACTTGTACCGTAGATACTGAACTATCATCACCGGCTTGAAAAACACAATATCAGCATTCGCTGTTATGGTGTCGCAAAAAGTGCCGGGAGCTGCGCCCGACTCTGCCCATCCCCTAGAGATGTACTCAAAGTGGATATCAAGTCCATCAGGTGGTGGTTGTGGGAAAATTTGAAACTTGTTTTCCATGATACGGAAGCTGGCGTAGATGGTGAAGTTTACCAAGTCACGGCCAAACAGATACGCCCATTGCTGAGGAGACAGAGGACCACCCAGAGGTACATTTTCTGAGCGCTCCCAGCCTGTCTGATCAATCATGTAGTTGAAGTCAGCAGGTAAGTCATAGACACCAGTGTCCGGGGGGACAGAGGTGACGATCGTATGCTCCCTGCGTAGGACTTCCCAAGGGTAAGACTCAGCTAAGTCCTGCCCACAGGTTGTGATCAGGTTGCGTAGCTGAACGAAGGAAGGGTTGGCGTCAGCGAATACATCGGTACTAGGTTCAAGGCCGCACTCAACCGCTGCACGATTGATGATTTCTGCTGCTGTGATGTACCGAGTAATCGCTGCCATTTACTTTCCCTTCTTAGGCTTTTTCCCGTCTTGCAAGTCCGTGACCATTGCTTTCAGTTCCTCAACCGCTTGGTTGAGCGCAGCGATCTCGTTGTCCTTATCATCAATGGCCGCATTGAGCTGCACCAGTGGCGCAGAGTCCTTTGCTGCCTGAATAAAGGCTTGAGCTTGCTGCTTGAGCATACCTACGCCCATGAACTTCTGAACATGGACGTCTGCCAGATCAGCCAGCGACTCTACAGTGTAGACGCCAAAGAACTTAAGCTCCTCACACTGTGCGCGGGTGATCATGGGCCATGCCTTCAGCGGCGTACCCTCATGTACCTCACCTTCGCCCTGTTCAAATGCTGCGAACTGCTTAGCGAAGCGTTGCTTGTCCAGGTCACGGGCAGGTCGGACAATAACGCTGTCCTTATCGCCAGGAACCATGATGCGGACGTAAACCTCATCCTTGAACATGGGACGGCCTTCTTCCAACGTCTTGGCCTCGTCCTTCCGTGGATGATTAAAGAACACTACGAACAACTTACTGTCCCCAGCGTATCGTGCATTTTGCTCACCACCTAGCATCGCTGCTTCGGTTATGTCGTAATCGGCTTCTTGTAACACTTTGTTCTCCTTATTATGCGGCTAGGAAACTCATCCTGCCATCGTTACTTCGTCCAATGCCCCGGACAAAGTTGGTTTGAATTCCAGCGATTAGACCTTGGCGACCATCGTCACCAGTAGTGAACCCTTCAGGCCAGAGGTTCGCTTTGCTCGCTGTATTGGTTACTCGCACACCGTTAGTAGTGTGACGGATACCATTGATAAGTATGTCGGCGCCTTGATTAGCTCCGACAGTGATGTACATATTCCCGGCAGCATCATGTAGAGTACCGTTAACGAAAACATCCGTAGCAATGGGGGCGTAGGTATTCACGACCGCATTGGTACGGACTTCTCCACTATCACTAACTCGTGTGCCGTTGCTCGCCATAAGAGATGGGGGAGGCTACCCTCCCCCACTCCGTTCCTTAGGTAGCGTCCGCAAGGATTACAGGATTGCGAACCCAGCCGTATTCGTTGTCAGCGAATGCGAGTGTGTTCACATAAGTCCCCAATCCATCCGAGGCCTGACCTGCGGCTGTCACCGCGACATCAGTCTGGGATGCTGCGATCGCACCATTTGCCTGAACGTATCGGTAGGTAAACCCGTCAACGCCGATTTGCTGAGTGTTCAGCTCAAAGTCAGGCGCAGGATATCCATCCGTACCCCCATCTGAGTTGATCAGCTTTCGAGCGTCAGGATCTACTGCTCCGATTCGTCCTTCAGCAGTTGCTACGCCTGTCATTTCACTTTCTCCTTAAAAAGAGCCGGAGCCGGAGCTCCGACTAAAGCGTGAGCCCTTACGCGCCGTTGATCCTACCCTGATATCGCGAGCCGCTGGTCGTCAGGTTGCCAGCCCAAGCCAGGATCTGCACTTCTGCATCCTGGTTCGTGCTGTACCGACGGTTCGGCGAGAGCGAGACCATGTTACGATCGCTATGCGGACGGTAGAAGATGTAGTCACAGTTCAGTGAGAACATCGTGCTTGCGGGAACAAACCCGCCGATGCCTCCGTCCAGACACACATCCGCGTCCATAAATTTCAGGGTTGGGAAGCCGAGGTTACCGACTTCCGGGCTGTTAAACCTCTGTTGAGCCTGCAAAGAGGCTACGTAGATTTGCCAGAAGAGGTTGTCCATGAGTAGTAAGTCAGGCCGGTCGGAACCGCGGACTTGCGACGCCCAGAGAGCGTTCATGGTTTGCTGGACGTTTGCGGCAGTGACCGTAACGGTCTGCACTTGCGAGCGCCAGAAGGTGAAGGTTGCGCGATCGATCCCGCCATAAGTTCCAGTAGTTGGGTCAACCGGGATGGCTGCGTCAAGGCCGGTAATTTCCTTACCAGCCGACCCAGTTCCGTCGGAGTACAGCCCGTCACTTATGAGGTTTGCAATGGTTGATTCTGCGACGCCCAGCCGACCTTCCATGAGGTCGATCATGCGCTCCCGGCCGGAGTTTTGCAACATCTCCAGGCCAGAGATGACAACGGGAACCGCTGCCTGTTTCCAATCGTACTCAGCCGCGCTGAGCACATCTGATACACCAACAGGCAGAAGGTCGTAACCCGAATACCAGCCTTGGTTGGAGTTCTCAGCAAAGCTGAGCTCCTGCAAGATCTTAACACCGCCAGAGGCAGGTTTGATCTTACCCTTCAAGCTGAGCTTGCTCAGAAGAGCGTTGTTCGCGGTTACGTTGTCAGCAATTTTGCGTGTACGACTGTCAATCGTAGTAGCAATGATATCACTGATGTTTGGGAATGCCATTTTGATTCCTCCATGGCTTTACGTGAAAAGTAATTTCTGCCAACTTGAGGAATCTGCACGACTGGCTGGGAGTTCCTAGTTCCCGTGTAGGATAGCATATTTAGGGTGCGAAGTGCAACTATCCGTGGCCGATGCCCCCCTCTGCCTCGTCCCACAACTCGCTCATCAAAGCGCGGGTATCGTCAACGTTGACGTTCTCTGCGCCCTTGGCATTAGGAGTCCCGTGGATGCTGGAGGCCGCTGCCCTCTTTCGGGCTGCTCCTGCAACATCAAGTTTCCCTGCTGCCGCTGCCTTCCGCTGGGCTAGAATAGGTCCGATCTCAGGGTGAGCCGCAGCCGCTTGCTCGTAAGCCTGTTCCATACTCATACTACGATTTCGGTTAGCTGCCATTTCCAGCAGGTCAGCCATGTCTTCCCGTAAGTCCTCGTAGTACTCGCTATGGCTTGTCTGAAACGCTTGCAGATCAGTTGCTGCTTCGTCAGTAATTTCTCGTGCCTGTGCCTGACGTTGCTGCCCGATAGTGCCCATGAAGTCAGTAATCGGGGCCAGCCGCTCATCCATCGCTCTTAAGAGGGGAGCGTTGGGGTCGTCGGGGATAGGCTGACCGGCCAGGATTTCATCCAGGATGCCAATGT